ATAATATCAGTATGCTCTTCTAAGATTTCAAATTCTGAATAACCTTGCCTTCTAACCCTTCTTTCAGGGTTTTGACTAACTCCAATCTTAACTCCTTTGATGTGATAAATGTAATACATTGTGCTCCTATTTCTTACTAATATACAATAAATATTTGAGATATCCAAAAAAATTCCCACATTAGTTTCTACTTATATAATGTATTGTATGATGTGGTTTTAATAGCCAATGCCGAGATATTTCTTTTGCGGAAGGGTATGAAGTGTTTGGGATTTAACCACCATCAATTGTTTAACGATTTATTTTTAAGGAATAAAAATGGAAATCAAAGAAATAGTGAAAAAACATTTCAATCTTGTTGATGCTCCTGCTCCTAAATCTTTCGGAACGATTAAGACAGCTGACGGTGAATTAGAACTCAAATATGAGGGCGAAGAACTTGCACAGGGTCTTGAAGTTTTTGTTGTAACTGCAGATGGTGATGTTGCTGCTCCTGATGGAGAGCATGCACTTGAAGGCGGTATTACTATCGTTACTAAGGATGGTAAGATTGAAGCAATTAAAGAAACAGAAGCTCCAGCTGAAGAAGCTGAAGTAGTAGTTGAAGAAGTTGCTGCAGCAGAACACGAAGAAGAAAAGGTCGAAGAAGCTTTGGAAGAAGAAGCTGAATTGGCTGAGCATGAAGAAGAAGAGATGCAAGAAGAAGAGGCTGAATCAATCAAAGAAACTGTGATTGAGGAAGTTATCGAAGCAGTTGCTGAAGTAGTAACTGAAAAGATGAAGGAAATGGAAGAGAAACTAAAAGCTATGGAAGAAAAGTACGCAGCTTTTGCTAAATCTCCAGCAACTTCAAAAACAAACGCACTGAAGAATTTCAGTAAAACCCAAAAAAGTGACGAGGCGCCAGCAAAGAATCAAGCAATGATTGACGCACTTATCGCTAAAAAAAGAAAAAAGTAATTTAAAAAAGGATAAGCATTATGGCATTTGACGTAACAGCATTAGACGCATTCAACAACGAAACCGCAGGGGAATTAGTTGTTAAGGCGATTATGGCCGGTAGCACAATCGAATATGCTACGGTTAAAGAAGGTGTAAAATACCTTGAGCCAATCAACTTGTTTGAAGTTGACTTGGACGTACAAGACGGATATGGTTGTGTAACAACTGCAGCAGGAACAGCTTCAATGTCTCAAAGAGATATTCAAGTTTGTCAGCGTTCATCTCACGACGGACTATGTTTGAGAGATTTGGACCAGAAGTACTTAGGTGTACTACAGCCAGCAGGTTCATACAACGAATCATTCACTTTGATTCAGGAATATACTGACCAATTGGTTAAAGGTTTCCAAAAATCAAACGACCAGTTCCTATGGACTGCTACAACTGCAGGTGGTGACTGTGTTGATGGTTTGAAAACTATCATCTCAGGTTCAACTACTGGTGTTGTTGTTCCTAACTCAATCACAGGTTCTGCTCCTTTATCTTCTGATATTGGTGATACAATTGACGTGATGATTGAGAACTTGGCAGCTGATGTACAAGATAGAGATGATTTGACAGTATTCATGTCAATCACTAACTTCAGAAAGTACGTTACTTGGTTGAGAAACGAAAACAACTACTTCTATGACCCAGCATCTGTAGAGAACAGAGTAAACATGATGGCTATGAAGCACCCATTCACTCCGAATGTGACTGTCGTAGGTACTATCGGTCTACAAGGTTCAAACAGAATCGTATTAGGACCTGCTAAGCAAATCGTTGTAGGTACTGATTTGTTATCAGACGTAACTGACTTCCAGTTATGGTACGATATCAATGGTGACCAATTGAAGCACAGAATTGTAACTAAGCTAGGTGTTAACATTGCATACCCTGAGTTCTGGGTATCTAATGACCAGGCCTAATTGTTGAATAATATAAAAGTAAAGGATAAGATATGAGTACATGTGATATTACATCAGGATTTACGCTAGGTTGTAGAGACAACACTGGTGGATTAAAGAACATCTATATCTTGTCTGGTAGCATTGATTCAACAAGTGGTACGACTGGTTTGCTTTCAGGAATCACTGGTTCAGGTGCTTTCTACAAATTTGAATTAACTCGTCAAACTGGTGATTTCACCGAAGCGATTAACTCAAATGTAGAAAACGGAACTATTTTCTATGAGCAAACTGTGAACGCACCATTCCACAAACTTCAGTCAGAAACTCGTAACAAAGTAAGAGTATTAGCTAAAAACCCAGATATTAGAATGGTTGTTGAAACAAACAATGGTTCTGAAGATGGTGTTGGTGTATTCTTCTTGTTAGGACAGACTAGAGGTTTATCATTAAGTGGTGGACAAGGCCAGACAGGTACAGCGTTCGGTGACCTAAACGGATATACTTTAACATTTACTGGACAAGAGCCAGAGCCAGCAAGTGAACTTTCAGGTTCATCTCTTGCAGCTGTGTTAAACGGTATCAGCGTAGGCTAAATTTATATATAGTATTAGGAAGGGGGCTTCGGTCCCCTTCTTATTACTTTATTAAGGAATACGATGATTTATTTATTTACTTCAGCATCTAACGACATTGCATTCATTCCATCAGCATCAATTGCAGATGGGGACTCTCTTAGGTTGGTATTTACAAATAGATTTACTGAAGCTACATCATCAGTTTCTTTACCATTTACTGAATATGGTAAGTGGTATAAAAGCACAATAACGTTACCAACCGATATTGATTTAAAAGGAGGGTCTTATGATTTGGTATTCCAAGCAATAATTTCCGCAGGTGATGCTCAAGTATGGGGCACATCTACAGAAGTTTGGGGTACATCTGAAGTTGTATGGAACTTAGGAATAGTTCCAGGACAATACATAACCGATACGACCACAACTGCGTTCGTTTCAGAGAGTATAAGTAGGTACAGATATACTTCTACTAATGAAGATGGAGCATATGTAGTGTTTAATGGATAAGATTTCAATGGAAAAGAAAAAGAATCATAAATTTAGTATTATCCCAAAGTATAGTGAATATCTGTACCCAAATACAGCACAATTTGAAGATGATAAAGGGGATATTGTTTATTACGGACAGGATAATAAGTTTCCAGAGTTATTGATAGATTTATATCATAAATCATCCGTACACGCTACAGCAGTTAACGCAAAGCATCAAGCAGTAATCGGACAAGGTCTTACTGGCTTGGATGAAAGTATTTTAGATTTCGCTAATTCAGATGGCGAGACTTGGAATGATATCTATAATAAAGTTGCTTTAGATAGAGTAGTTTATGGTGGATACGCATTAGAGATAATTTGGTCAAATGATAGAACCAAAATTGCTGAGGTGTATCACATCGATTTCTCTTATGCAAGAGCAAAGAAGATGGATGATAGAGGAAATGTTCCAGGTTATTATGTATATAGAGATTGGGGTAAGACAAGAGGTATAGTTCCTCACAAAGATAACTTACCATACATACCAAAGTTCAGTAGAGTAGATAGAACTGAACCATCTCAAATAATTTATTTCAGACCTTATACTACAGGATTGGATTACTATCCACTACCTGATTATATGGGTGCATTAAAAACAATTGAATTGGATACTGAAGTAGATAACTTCCATGTAAACAATTTAAAGAATGGATTGGCACCATCATTAGCAATCACAACATTTACTGATGCTAATGAAGAAGAAAGAGGTGAGATTGAAAGGCAATTAAGAGATGCATACTCAGGTACAGATAATGCAGGTTCTCTAATGTATATGGATGTGGCTGATAGAGAACAAATGCCTGAGATTACACCAATTCCTCAGAATGGTGCAGATGGATACTATAACGTAGTTAACGATATGGTAACACAAAAAATATTAACAGGTCACAGAATTACATCACCAATGTTAGTTGGTATTAAAACTGAAGGACAATTGGGTGGTAGAGCTGAATTACTTGATGCATATTCACACTTCTTGACTACAGTGATATATCCAATGCAATCAGATATTTTAAAAACGTTTGAGATGATTTTTAAAGTAAATGGAATTGATACTACATTGGGTGTTCAACAAATTAAATTATTCCCAAATGGTGATGAGGTAATGGATGTAGTAACATCAGTAGAAGCAGATATGGGTGAAGATTTAATCTTAGAAGAAAAGGTAAAAGGATAATTATGACTGATACACTATTCATTAGCGAAAACAAACTAAAGAACTTTACTGACCTGAACGATGCAGTTGATGCATCTTTGTTGAAGAATGCAGTTAGAGAAGCGCAGGATATCAACATTCAAAGAATGCTTGGGTATGAATTATACGAAGCAATGATTACAAGAGTTAAGAATGATACCGTTACAGGTAATTATTTAACTCTTATGACATATGTGCAAGATGCACTATTATATTGGTCTTACTATGAAGCATTAGAAGCAATTTGGTTAAGACCAAGAAACAACGGATTACTTATTCCACAAGGTGGCGCTGAAGCCAATGGTGTGGATACTGCGACATACGATAAGAAAAGACAATCAGTTAAAAATAAAGCTGAATGGTACTCAGAGAGATTGGTAGGTTATCTGATTGATAATCAAAGTGATTTTCCTGAGTTTGGAACTGAGACAGGAATGGAAATCTTTCCAGACCAAACTTCTCAATTACGTTCACCATTTGTTACAAAAAGAGGGTATGTTGCTGAGATGGATAAGTTAGGAATAAAAATAACGGATTCAAGATATAAATACTTACCACAATAAGGATAGATAGAGATGGCTAATTATAATCTTACTTCACAGCAAATTAAAGATACATACGAACAACTTACTCAGATAAGTGGTTCAGTATTAGTTGATGGTACAGGTTCTGCTGTAACAAATTTAGATGTATCTGCATCATACGCAACAAATGCACTAACCGCATCATATGTAGAAAACGCATCTGCTACTTGGCCTGTGAGTGGGACTCCAAGTGGTTTGGTTTCTTCATCAGCACAAGTAGACTTATCACAAGCAACGGGTGTTGCGGCAAGTGCTTCAAATGCTACTAATGCAGGTTTTATAGATGTAACAAGTTCTATAGATAATCAAAATAGATATGTAGCATTTGCAGAAAGAGATTCTGGTAATTCAGCCATCAAAATAAATTCAAATTTCTTATATAACCCATCAACAGATACACTTACTGTAGGAACAGTAATAGCAGATGTAACTGGTGATTTGACTGGTAATGCAGATACTGCTACTTCAGCAACTACGGCTACATCAGCATCTTACGCAACTAACTCAGATACATTAGATGGTTTACAAGCATCTGCATTTGCTCAGACAGCACAAAACAATTCATTTAGTGGAACACAAACCTTTAATGATATTGTAGTTAACGGAACGGCAAGTGTTGCTTACTTAGAATCCGTTACAGGTTCCGCTAAGATAATCGGTGATGCATACATTATTCTAAATAATGATACACCTGTTCAAAGATACGCAGGGGTTGTAGTACAAGATAGTGGTTCTACTAACAATACTGCATCATTAGAGTTTGATGGACAAACTAACGATTGGTTCTACGAATATACTGATGATGGTGGTGCTACTGCAGAGTTTGGTACTGTGATGTTCGGTCCAGGATACAATACAAAAGGTTCGCACGTATATCCATCAAACAATAGAATATTAAAAGGAACTGGCGACCACCATATAGTAGATTCATCCATTACTGATGATGGTTCTACTGTATCATTCTCAGCTGAACTTAATGTAACGGGTGCTGTTACTGCTTCGGCAGGATTCAAAGGTGATTTAGATGGAAATGCCGCAACTGCAACAACTGCATCTTATATTGCTGGTATAACTTCTGCTGGATTGGTTAGT